ATATCGCAAGAAGATCTTGCGTTGCCTTTCTTAAAAATTTTGGGACAACTATCTCCAGAGGTAAACAAAAGAGATGGGAAGTACGTCGAGGGCGCAGAACCTGGAAAGATAATCAACACTGTTACAAATGAGTTGTATGATTCTATCGATGTAATACCTTGTCATTACAAAAGACAGTACATTGAATGGGCAGACAGAGGTACCAGCACTGGTGCACCTGTAGCTATTCACGATGCTGACAGTGATATCGTTAGTCAAACCACAAGAGGTAAAGACTATAAAGACAGATTACCTAATGGTAACTATCTTGATAACACTGCAAATCATTTTGTATTGTTATGCGGAAAGAACCCAGGCACAGCATTGATATCTATGAAATCTACTCAATTAAAAGTTAGTAGAAAATGGAACTCAATGATGATGGGTTTAAAAATGCAAGGTAAGAATGGTTTATTTACACCGCCTACTTACAGCCACATTTATAAACTATCTACTGTTCAGATGTCTAACGACAAAGGAACATGGTTTGGTTGGGATGTGTCAAAGGTTGGTCCTGTTGAACAAAAAGATTTGTATGACATGGCTAAAAACTTTGCTGTCAGCGTAGGTAAAGGTGAGGTAGAAGCTAAACCAGATAATCAAGAAGTCAAAAAAACTTCATTAGATTTATAATATCCTAGGTAGTGGGCGTCTAAGCGAGAGTGGAAACGCCCACTTTGCATTTATGTTAGATAGATTTATAAATATATTTGAGGGTTTAGAACGTGCTTATGGTCAATTTAAAAAGAATGATAAAAAACTTTCTATCAAAGTAGAAGGTAGACCTTGGGTCGAACATAAACCAATTACAAAACAAATTTGGGATAATCATCTCAATGGTGTAGGTAATAGACTCGGTATTTTTCCATTAAAAGATGACGGCACCTGTAAATGGGGTGCAATAGATATTGACGTTAATAATTACGATTACGAAAATTTACTAAAAAAAATAAGAGAATTTAAACTACCATTAATAATGTTTAGATCAAAAAGTGGTAGAGCACATGTCTACATGTTTATGAAAGAGTTTACTAGTGCTGAGGAAGTGCAAACAGTTATGAAAAAGTTTGCAGGCAAATTAGGTTTAGCAGATATTTTAGATAGAGTTTATCCAATGCAAACATCTTTAGCTGATAAAAAAGATGGGTCATGGTTAAACATGCCATACTTTAATCACGAAATAGGTAGCACGTACGCATACACAGATGAGTTTGAAGACGCAACTATTGAACAATTTTTTGAACTGTATGATAAATATGCACAAACTGATCTTGCAGATTATTTAAAAGAAGAGACAGAGACACCTAAAAACAAACCAGCAAAAGAAAAAACATTAGAGGATTTCTTTTTACCATGCACTAAGAATTGTTTAAAATTAAATGGTGGTAAAATTCCAAGTGAAAATAGAAACGATTATTTATTACACATGTATACTTGGTCAATGCGAGCAGTAGAGAAAGGTGTAGAAAAAATAGAAGCTTATAGTAAGATGGATGCGGCTACGCTGTTAAAACTTTTTAACACAGAGTATATGGCAAAACCATTAGAAGAGAAAGAAATAGATAACACGGTATTAAAATCAACAGATAGAGAATATAAATATCTTTGCAAACGACCACCTATAAAAAAATACTGTGATGCATCTGCATGTGTTAGACATGTGTGTGGAATAGATCCAAAACAAGCTGAAGAATTAATTACAGCAGAGCAAGCAGTCGGTGATATAACAGAATTTACAAGTAAACCTCCTATATTTTATGAATCAGTTGATGTTAAAAGTAGAACTGGTGATGGTTTTACTAGAATTAAAGTACAGATGTCTGGCTCTGATATTATAGATAAACATAAATGGATAAGCATATTAGCAAACTCAGGAAACTTTCCACATCCTGCAATTTTAAAAATGAAACCATTAGAGTTTCAAGCTTTTCAATATGGTAGATTAGAAAAAAGAGTATACGAGGAAGCAGATGAAGAGGCAAGCGATGATCAAGAGTTTAAAAATATGGTATATGCTTTTATACGAAAGGCCACTGTATCTTTTAGTCAAGACGCTTTGTTAGATGGTGGTTGCTATGTAGAAGATAATGGACGTCTTCATTTTAGATTAACTCATTTAAAAGAATATTTTAAATCACAAAAAGACAACACATCACAAAAACAAATATGTTTTAATTTAAGACACATAATGCAAGCTAATAATTTAAGAGGCAAAGTTTATAACAAAGTTTTAAAAAAAGACATCTCTTGTCCAACATGGCATTTTCAATCTGATCCAGAACAATACACGGTATTAGGAAATGCAGCAAAGAAAGTAACACATGAAAAAGATTAGAATAGCAGGACCACCAGGTACAGGTAAAACAACAAAGTTAGTTGAAATATACTACACGCATTTAGAACAATACTCACCAACAGATATAATAGTTATATCTCATACGAATACTGCAGCTGATCATATTAGAGGTAAAATATCTGAAAATAAAAGTATAGAAACTTTTCAAAAACAAACAGGAAAAGAAATATTTCATTTAGTAAAACAATCAAAAGCAACATTAGAAGAAAACGTTACAACAGTTCACAAGTTTTGTAAGAATCGTATAACAGGAAAAGCTTTTTTAATTGAAGACTACGAAATATTAAAAAATATCTATCCAATGTTTGATAAGTACACATCAAATAAAAAGTTCAACAGCGTGCAAGGTTTGTTTGCAATACATCCTTTTTTTAAATTTATGAGTTTTGCAAGAGACAATGGTAAAGAAGTATTAGCGTATTACAGAAGTTTAAGTTTTGATGAGAAGAAAGACTACGAATACACCATCGAAGAACTAATTGAAATGGAAAAAGACTATGTAAAATTTAAAACTAACGAAAAAATAAATGGTAGAACTACAAAAATATTAGACTTTCAAGACATGGTAGAAGATTTTTATAATAACAAAGAAGAATCTGAAAAACTTTGCAGAGATATAAAAGTATTAATAGTAGATGAAGCGCAAGACTCTAGTGTCATACAAAGAAAAGCAGAAGAAGTCATGTCAAAGAATGTAGATTACTTTTACAAAGCAGGAGATCCGGACCAGGCTATCTTTGAGTTTGCTGGTGCAGATCCAGATTCTTTTCACAAAGAGTTTGCTAATCCAGAGATAGAACTAGAACAAGGGTATCGATGTCCTAGAGTAGTAAATGATTATTGTAAAAAGATAATACAAGATATTTGGCAAGAGTATAATTATACCAGGGTATGGAAACCAAGAGAAGAAAATGGTCAAACTGTAGAAGGTGAATTATTTTATTTATCGAGTTTGACGCAAGACCCTTTTGCGTCTGAATTAAAAAACAGAATATTAAATACAGATGAAAACTTTATATTTACTTACAGAGGTGGTGAACCAAGAGATATGATAAATTATATTATGCAAATAGGAATTCCTGTTAAGATACCAAACAAAGAAAAAAGTAAGTTTAAATTTAAATATCCAACCAACGACGTTAAAAATCAAAGAGAATTTATAGGTTTTGCTAATGGAGAAAGAAAATCATTAACAAAAATTAAAGCTATGTTCAAAGCTATGCATCCACAATATACACGAAAGACTATTCAGCAACTAGAAGATGAGGACAACGGAAGTTACGATATAAACTGGTTAGTCGACAAAGGGTTTGTCGTCCCAGGTGTAAAAAATATAAATGATTTTCAGTTGATTAGCAAAGTAGATACAATACACATGAAAAATTACATACGTCAGATAGTAATGAACGATAGAGATTTAGAAGACAAGAGAGTGTTCTTAGAAAACATACATACAATTAAAGGTAAAGAATTTGATAATGTAGTTTTTGATTTTAAATTAACAAAAGAAGAAGATTTATTTTCAAAGAAACGAATGAAGTTTGTTGCATGTTCACGTGCAAAAAAAACTTTATGGTTATTAAAAAGTTCAACTAATTTAACATTTGCAGGAAAGGAGGATACTCATGAGCAAAGTTTGGGATAAACAGCATGGTGGGAGTCACTATCAAAAATATAAAATTCAACCAAGTAAGTTTGTAGTAGAGAATGAATTGCTATATCCGGAAGGATGTGCTATAAAATATATTATAAGACATAGAGACAAAGGGAAGAAACAAGATTTATTGAAAGCAATACATTTTATAGAAATGATTATAGAGAGGGACTATAAGTGATACCAGATTTAGAAGACTTAGATATTAGAGATGGTGACGTTGTTGCTGTCGACTTAGAGACACACGACCCAGACCTCAAGACTCACGGATCAGGGGCCATCATAGGTAAAGGTAAAGTTTGTGGAGTTGCTGTTGCATACAGAGATGAAAAATATTATTTTCCAATAGGTCATCTTCATTCAGGTCAAAACATCGGTAAGAATAGTTTATGGAAACATTTAAATAAAATACTTTTTCAAAATGAAAAAGTAACAAAAGTATTTCACAACGCTATGTACGACGTTTGTTGGATACGTGCAGCCACAGGTATGATGTTAAAAGGACCTGTGTATGACACCATGATAGCAGCATCAGTTATTGATGAGAACAGACCAAAGTATAGTTTAGATGCACTGGCTAAAGATTATCTAGGTGACGAGAAGTATAAGTATGATCTTACAGATAAAGCGAAAGAACTACATGGTATATCAGATCCAATGACTAACATGCATAAACTACCATATGATTTAGTTGTTGATTATGCAGAGCAAGATGTTTTACTTACATTAAGACTTTGGAATAAATTTGAAAAGATTATTAAAACACCAATAAATACAGAATCTAAAAATAAAAAAACTTTAGAAAACATATTTGACATAGAGACTAGATTGTTTCCTTGTTTAGTTGAAATGAGATTTTTAGGCGTAAGAGTTGATGAAGAGAAGGCAAAAACATTTGGTGATACTCTTAAAAAAGAACAAGCAGAAATATTAAAAACAATCAAAAAAGAAACAGGTCTTGATATTGATATCTGGGCTGCAGACTCTATTCAACCATTGTTAGATCATCAAAAGATTACAGATTATAAAACAACACCTAAAACAGGGCGAGCCAGTATAACAAAATTATACCTAGAATCACATACAAATAAGTATTTAAAAATGATTGCAAAAGCCAGACAATTAGATAAACTATTCAACACTTTTGTAAGCGGTATTTTAAAATTTATACACAAAGGTAGAATACACGCAGATATAAATCAAATAAGATCAGACCAAGGCGGAACAGTTACGGGTAGGTTTTCTATGCGTAATCCAAACTTACAACAGATACCTGCTAGAAGTGAATTAGGTAGTAAGATACGAGAATTGTTTTTACCAGAAGAAGATCACAAATGGGGATCATTTGACTACTCACAACAAGAGCCTAGACTGGTAGTACATTATGCTTTAAAGAATGGCTTTTATGGAGCCGAAGAAATGGCAGAAGAGTATCGAGATAACCCAGACACCGATTTTCACGAAATCGTAGCCAGAATGGCTAAAATTACCAGGAAACAGGCAAAAACAATCAACCTAGGTCTTTTCTATGGTATGGGTAAGAATAAATTAGCTAGATCTTTAGAGTTAGAAGATGATGAAGCAAAGGAACTTTTTGAAAAATATCATAGTCAAGTGCCTTTTGTTAGAAAACTATCACAAGGATTACAAGACTTTGCAGAAAAAAATAAAAATATTTATACACTAGAAGATAGATTTTGTAGATTTGATAAATGGGAGCCTATTAACAAAGAATGGAATCCTGAAAAAGGAATGTTTGAGATAAGTGACTATCAAGAAGTAGATGGCAAAAAACAAATAGTTAAGATACCCGTGCCAATACTTAAAAGAGATGAAGCAGAAAACAGATATCACGCAGAGAAAGCAAAGAACAGACATGAAAGCGATCCACATGGTCAATACTTTGAAAGACACTATAGACCTGCGTTTACCTACAAAGCTTTAAATAGATTAATACAAGGATCAGCAGCAGATATGACAAAAAAAGCAATGGTGGATTTATACGAACAAGGTATCATACCACACATACAAATTCATGATGAACTTTGTTTTTCTATTAAAGATGATAAACAAGCAGACAAAATAAAATCTATAATGGAAGATGCAATAAAACTTGAGGTGCCTAATAAAGTCGACTATGAATCAGGACCAAATTGGGGTACAATTAAATGAGGATAAACTATGGCATATTTAAATGTAAACATACCACCCACTTATGCACAAATAAAAAGGGAGTATCTTTATGATCTTAAAAAACATAGGGGAGAAGTTGAAGACTGCATTATCTTTGGTCTTAGCGCTCTCACAGGTCGTGCTATATTATTTCATGCTATTATGGAAAACGGTGCAATATTTTATCGCTTACCAATTAGCGCGTTTATTCAAAAGGGATTTGACCCACATAGAGTGCCCACAAGAAGACTTGATGAATTACAGCTCTGGAATTGTTTTTCTTATTATCCTTCTGTTCATCGTTGGGATATCTTAGACGGACAAGCCGGTAAGTATATCGGAAAAGATAAAAAATGGCACGCAGGAAAATATTTATTTACTGTTGACTTTGCACATCCTGAAAGTAATATACTTGACACTGATCATTCAGAGATTCCGCACGAACACAAGTGCGCTCACATAATTGCATTAGACGACGGCAATTTTGCAGCACAACCAAACAATCGATGTATATGGGACATACCTTC